TGTCGAGATCGGTACTGTGTTATTCCCGGATATTAAAGGTAAAATCTTTATTAGGATAGATAAGAAGCCTTGGTTCCCTTCCTTGGAGATAGTTGATAACAGAAGTAATATAACCCTACCTATTGTCCCTACAGTCTTCAAGCCAAGCATAGTACAGTACAACGATGGCTTTGTCTACGACAGTTCTACAGGTATCCTGCTAATAGAGAACAATGCTGCTTACTCAATGAACTTGTCTTTTAATCCTACTACTACTTCATCTAACAAGCATATATATTTTTATATCGAGGAAAATCTAAATGGTTCATGGGTAGCTAATAAGTACTCAGGTAAAAAATTAAAACTTGAGAATAATGCAGAACTGCAAGTTGTTGTAACTGCAACTAAATACTACGTAAAAGGCTCACAAATTAGGTTTAATATTTGGAGTGATTCCGGTGTTATCTTGAATACAGTGGACTTACCGGGGACTATTCCGGGGACAGTACAAGTTCCAGCTTACCACTTTACGATGGCTGGATAACTATCTCTGACTATCTTATAGAAAGTATTAACTTGACAAAGTGATTGTCAAATGATATTATTGTAAGATAGTCATATTTTATATTATGAAACAATACACCTATGATGTATTAGATAGGGAATTATGCAACAAATCAATAAAGCTAAAAGCTTTGCTCCTACGGATGCAATGCAGAATAACGCTAAAAGAGGCTTGGCATTACGTGAGAAATATGGACGTGGTGGATTAGATGCTTCTCAAGCTAAAGCAGAGGGTGTAGGCTCAGGTGTAGCTCGTGCTAGAGATATCATAAATGGTAACTTAAGCTTAGATACTGTTAAGAGGATGTATGCCTTTTTCAGTAGACACGAGAAGAATTACGACCCTAAGAAAAGGCTACCTGATGGTGGGCCAACTGCAGGAACTATTGCTTGGTTACTCTGGGGTGGCTCTGCTGGATTAGCATTCGCTAGAAGAATCCTGAAGCAAGAAGACATCCTAAAGAGTTACAAAAAAGATATTACAGACGAGGAAGTAAATGCAGAGGATAACCTACCGGGTATAGTTCTGGCAATTACAAAAGCAGTCGATGAAGAATTAAAGCAAGTAACTTATGTTGCAATGCTGCCTGATCATACTGACCTGCACGGTGATTATACATCTGAGCAAGAAGTTCGTAAGGCAAAGGAATCCTTTAATAAGTCAATGATGAGAGCGAACCTTTTCCATATGACTATGACTGAAACATTCAGTATTATAGAGTCCTATTTAGCACCTTGCGATATGATCTTAAATAGCCAATTCGTAAAGAAATCCACTTGGTTAGTTACGCTACAAGTGCATGATGACAATGTATGGCAAATGATTAAAGAAGATGAAATCACAGGTATTTCAATCGGAGCTTTAGCAAGTGTAGAAAACGCAGAAGATACAGAGAATACAGATGCCGAATAGCAAAGATATTCTCTTAAAAAGTAACAAACTACTGGAGTGATATGGAACAAAAAACAAAACGTAAACCTAAACGTAAACTTAGTGATATTGATTTCGGTGGTGAAGGTTCACACATCGCTCTTGTATCAAAGCAACAAGGTGGGCCAGCTTCTGGCGCTGATTACACGCTTGTACTCAAGGCTAATAAATTTAGTGAAGAGTTCGTGAAAAAGATGCAGCAAGTCAAAGTAACTATGGAGCTTCCAGAGTTCCTTCAGCGATTCTTTTCCGTATATGGAACTGATGCAGAAATCCTAGCCCGTATGATGGGTTATGAAAAGCCTGAAGCACCTGACCAAGCAGTCGTATCTAATTATGATTACGAGGACTATATTCAGTCCAGACTAGAAGTTTTTGAAATCTTAAAATCTGCTCATGAATCAGATAACCTATCAGAAGTTCTTTCAGAACTAGATGAAAATGAATATTTAGCTATGCTCAATGATCAAGAACGAATTGAAAAAGCATTCGTTGAAATTGAGAAAGCTGCAAAAGAATCTAAGACAACTACCGAAGTTACTGCTAAGGCAGTTACTAAAGTAGAAGTGGAAGATACCTCACCCGCATGCGAGGTTAAAGAAGTGGAGGTATCACCCTCTGTTGTTAAACAAGAATTGGAGAAATCAATGACTGATAAGACTCAGCAATCTGAAGTAATTCAGAAAGAAGTCGAAGTTGTCGAAAAGAGCCAATTTGTCGCAATTGAGAAAGCTCTAGAAGACCAACGTGTTCTTTTGGAAAAAGCTCTTGCACAAGTTACTCAATTTGAAGCTGAGAAAAAAGAAGCCATTGCTAAAGCTAAGACTGAGAAAGTCCTCGCTATAGTAAAGGATGAAGCCCATACAAAAGCTATTGCTAAAGCTGCTCTATCATTGGAATCAGAAGATGATTTCAGTGCATTTATGTCAGCTATTCAAGCAATGATGCTTACTGTTGAAACCTCTGAAATGTTCGTCGAAAAAGGCGCAAGCATTGAGACCGAGGCAGCACCTGAAGTATCCCCGCTGGAACGAATGCTAAAAGCAAAGTTTCAAGCTAAGTAATTAATTAATAAGTAATTGGAGAAATATAAATGATTATCGCAACTGATAGCGCACGTCTAAGCCAACTCGTTAAAGGCGAGTTATTCCCTGACATGGCTTATTGCCGTCAAGTAGCCACCTACAACGGTGCTGCTGCTACTTTCGTACAAGGTCAACTAGTTGGTGCTGCTGGTGTTGTTCCAGCCACTGCTGCTGACATCGTTGGTATCGTAATGGAAGGTGCTGTTGCTCCTCTCAATACCAATACTAAGGTTCTAACCATGTTCCGTGGCCCTGCTACTGTAAGTGCTTTTGGTTTAGTACTAGGCGCTCTTGCTGCTGCTGATGTAGCTGCTGCCCTAGAAGCCAAGGGTATTCAAGTTCTTACTGCTGTTTAATCAGTAGTACAGCTTAACAATAATAAATTTTAAGGATTACAAATCATGCCTATTATCCGCAGTTATGCTAACGCTTTTGAAGTCGTAGATTACTCCCAAGAACTCGCAATCATCCCTAATAGCTGGACGCTTCTAGGTGATGTAGGTCTCTTCTCTGAAGAGATGCTTTCTACTCACACTGTAACCTTTGAAGAGACAAGTTCTTCACTCGGTCTAATCGGTGACGTGTACCGTGGTTCCAAGCCTCTTGCAAACAAAGATGACAACCGTAAGATTCACTCCTACGCTATCCCTCACTTTGCTGTAGCTGACAAGATTCTACCTCAAGATGTACAGGGTAAACGTGCTTACGGTTCACAAGATACCGCTGAGACCGAAGCCGCTGTAATGGCTCGTAAGATGGAACGCATTCGTCGTAACTTCGACATTACTCTTGAAGTAGCTCGTTTCAGCACCTTGACCACTGGCAATGCTTACGCACCCAATGGTACTATCGCTGGTAACTTCTTCACCCAGACTGGTGTTACTCAAACCTCTGTTGACTTCGTTCTTGGTACTAGCACCACTGACGTAGTTGGTAAAGCAGAAGCAGTTATTGCTGCTATGCAAGACAATGCTAATACTGGTGATGTTATCTCCGGTGTTGTTGCTTACTGCTCTCCTGAGTGGTTCGCCAAGCTAATCGGTCACGCTAAGATTCAAGACGCTTATCGCTACTACAGCGCTACTGCAGGTCAAGAAGTCCTACGTAGCCGTGCTGGTGGTGCTGGCTTGTATCGTGAGTTCATCTATGCTGGTATCCGCTTCGTTGAAGTTCGTACCGTCCTAGCTGGTCAGCGTCTAATCCCTGCTGGTGAAGTTGTATTCGTACCTGTCGGCACAACCGATACGTTCGTTACTTACTACGGCCCTGCCAACAAGTTAGATTTCGCTAACACAATGGCTGAACGTGCTTACTTGTGGTCATTCCGTGATCCTAAAGGTGAAGCAATTGACTTGGATTCAGAGTCAAACTTCTTGAACGTACTACGCCGCCCAGCGCTAGTTGTCAAGGGTACAACTTCTAACTAAGTTAGATTGAATAGGCTCCTTCGGGAGCCTTTCTATTATAGGGTATTCTTAACTGAGTATCCTATTATAGAAATAACAATAAACAAAAGGAATAAGGATAAATATGGCGTTAACCCCTCTCCAACAATTACGCCTGCTAGTACAGGACAACACACCGGGATTATATTTCTTATCTGATGATGAAATGAGTTTCCTTATTCAGAAGAACTCCTGCAATGTTAATAGAGCTTCATTAGAAGCTGCTAGGATTATCCTGATGAATCTCTCAATGCGTGGAGATAGTACAGTAGATGTTTTAAGTATCCGTGGAAGTGCAGCAGCAGAGCAATACAGAAAAGCTCTTGTGCTCTATATTAAATCCCCTGAGCTTAATCCTTTGCTGCAGGAAGCAGGTATGTATGCTGGCGGTATTAGTCTAAGCGATATGCAGGCTAATGTCAGTAACCCAGATAATAACTACGTAAAAGTCCCAACAGAGGATACCTCTCCTTATTTATCTAGCTATTTTACGGTTTAATCATGAGCCAGTTCACTCAATTCAATCAGTTCATCCAAGCTGCTAAAAGATTAATTTATCTTAATGCAGTAAGTATAAATATCATAACTGCAGGTGAATCAGTTTACAACATAGAGACTGGCTCCTCTACTAATACGGAAGTTTCTACTACTGTCAAAGCATTCCC